CTCGCTTGGCTGCTTCGTTGGCTTGCTCCTCGGTGTTATTCCGCCTTCTTGCCGAAGCAGATTTGATTTCTTCCAGAGCCTCTTGGTATTCAAGGGCAGCGTCAAAGCCCGCCTGCCCAAACTCAGCAGCGGTGTCCACTGCCTTGGTTATCTCTTCGTAGAACTTCTGGGAAGCGGTTGTCGCATCCTCAAGGGCTGCGGCAGTTTCTTCTGCTCCCGATGAGGTGTCGTCAAACCATTTTGGATCGACGCCGAAAAACCCAATGAAACTATCTAACGCGCCGTTAACGCTTTTAGACAAACTATCAAGCCCGCCAGACGCAAGCATTACAAGCGAAGAGATTGAGCGTATGGCAGAAGTAAACGGAGTAAGTATCGCAGCAATAAGTTTCAAGATGATCCCGACGAGAGAACCTATCCCCTGAATAATCGCCCCGATTGCATCAAGAAAAGGCGCAGCCACGTCATTCACGGTGCTCAATATGGCAGCCAGCCCACCGGTAACATCGGCAAGTGCCTTTGAGATGCCTTCGGTCAGCCCAGCGAAAGGAAGCACCAACTGCCTGCCGAGGCCGCTTGCGGATGTTTGCAACTTGTCAAAACCATCACCCAGATCGTCTAGCCTTGCTTTATCCAGTGCGTCGATTTGAGCACTAAACCGCTTCAAGTCTTCTTCTGAAGTTGCAAACTGTTTCAGTGCTGGTTGCAGCCTTGCTCCATTTTCTCCAAGGACAACAAGAGCAGCAGCAGATCGTGTCGCTGGGTCTTCGATTGCCTCAAGCCCAGCAGCAATGCCTTTGAAGATTTCTTCTGGTGACTTTGATTCAAGGTCACTCGCACTAATGCCAAGTTTTTCAAACGCTTCAATCTGGGACTTTGCTCCGCCGCGTGCTGCTTCGATATTCCGCAGCAATGCCGTGAAGGCAACACGAAGGCTGTCGATGCTCTCGCCAGTTCTTGATGCCGCTACCTCAAGCGTCTGGACGAATGCGAACGAGGTTCCAAGTTTCGTGGCTTCAACGCCAACACGTTCGGCAAAGTCTTCAAGTGCCTTGAGCCCCGGCGTCGCCGCTGCCGTCGCTGCTGCTAATCCGTAGATAGCCGTGGCAGCAGCCCCTAGCCCGGTTGCCATGCCGACTGCCCTGATACGCAACGGAACGGAAGATCGTGTTGCCAAGCGTCCCGAACACGGTTCCACCCGCAGCCGTTGCAGCCGTCAAGGCAATATTCTGTCGGCTCAACACGTTGTAGGCCGTAGCCACCGATGTTGTCGCCTTGGCAAGATCGCCAAGGGCCATCGAAGTCCGAATAGACGTTTTCTCCATCGCGTCAAGTTGCATCGCCAGCAACTCAACCGCCTCCGCAAGCAGTGCGATGATGATGTCGAGTTTCTGGGTTGAGCCCCCGAGACTGTCCATCGTGTTCACGGTTTTCTGGACACCCTTTTGCAGACCTGTTGAGTCTGCTGTGATCTTCATCGCAAGTCCGACTGCGGTTGCCATCACTCACCTCGCAACTGCCGTTGAAGTTCTTGCAACGCCGCTTCCTCTTGAACGCGGTGCTGGGGCGGTCGCTCGATAGGCACGAAGTCGGCGGGTTTCGGTGGCTTGCCCTTGCCGCTGTACGGAGCCAGCATCGACGCTGCCAAGACTCCCGTCTGATGCCATGGGTCTGGTAGCGGCATGTAATAACGGTGAACCGCCATCCACTCGCTCAGGTTCCTGGCTGTTCATCCGTGAAGCATAGTTCCGCCACCGTCATGTGCAGAGTCGCGGCCAGCCGAAACAGGAAGAGTCTCGTCGGCCGCAGGTTCAGTTTTTTGCGAGTTCCTCGACATCGTTGTCGCTGAGTGCGTTGTGCTTCATGGCCGCTTCCCACACGCGGGTGATCGCCCTGGCTGACTTCTTCGCCAGCAGTGCAATCTCGTCGGCCTTGAACATCAACTCGCCCTTCTCGTCACACAACACTCGCTGCAAGAACTTGGAGCGGAAGTTATCCACGCCCTTATTCTTGTTGACCATCCACTCATTCTCGTATGAGTCACGTTCGCCAACGGTCATCACACGAACAAACACGCTGCCGCCCCACTCAGGCACGGCAATCTCAAGCAGGCCCATGTCATCAGCGGCAAGGATTTGATCTTTGGTCAGTGCCATGTCAGGAGTCCAAGATTCTGAAGGTCACGGTGTACTTCGTCACGCCATTACGCTCAGGTGCGACGGCCACCGATTCCCAGATAGCATACGTCGTCAGTGCGGAACCGCCACCAGTAATCACCAGTTGGTCCCGTGTGCCGAAGTTGCTGACGTTTGTATTCGTCGCATCAAGGCATGTCACGGCAACGCTACCTTGTCTCCTGCTGACCATGCGACGGCTCGCCCCGTGCGACTGCCGCCGTATGACCACGACAACTCCTGCACCTCCACGAATGGAGTGCCGCCCCACGACACGGCGATGCCTGTCGAGTATGTTGCCACGGCTTAGGACACTCGAACGGTTGCACTGCCCCGGATCACATCGTTGACGGCAAGCGTCAGGCTGCTCGACACGATGGTCGCGTTGCCGCTAAGTGCGACGCCACCAGCGAGGGCATATGTGCCGGTGGAGCCACCAGCGAGTTGGTTCGTCCCAATGAAGTCGAACGACAACTCTTTGCCCGTTTCGCCAGTAGCAGAGCCCCTCAGCGGCCGAGCCTGCGTCAGCATTGTGCTGCCGGTCGTCTGACCGAGGTGGCTGATGTCGATGCGATCAGTCTCGCCAGAAACGTCCGAGAAGTTCACTGTGATGTTCGTCACCGTGAACGTCGTGCCGCTGAACACGAACGTCGTGCCGCTGGAATCATGAGGCGTAGTCGCCATGCGTCAAATCTCCTGCCAGAGTATCTCGTATTCCTGCGAGATCAGGTATGCGTTCGGTACTTCTGAGCCGTCGATAGCGGCAATCCCATCGGACTCCGAATCAAGTCGGCAAAGGCTCACCTCTGTATTGTCGAACGTGCCCGTGAACCCGTCCAGAATGCTCCTCGCGGCATCTGCGGCCTTGCGTGCGACAAAGTAAGTGCCTGCATATATCTGCAACTCAAGGCCGACAACAGGCACGCCAACCGGCCTGCCGAGGGTCTGCTCTCTTCGCACGTTGCTCCTTCGCCACACGGCAAACGGCAGGCTAGTGCTTGCTGGCGCGATGTTTGGGTAGACCTTGTGTCCGGCGATTGACGTGAAGTCTGCATCGCTGATAAGCGTGTTCCATATGACGTTTTCGGGCGACTTCCAAATCATGCGGGGAGCCTCGCATACATGACTTTGTTGGTCAGCAGCAGTTGCCTTGCCACGGTCCTGTTGACTGTGGTTTCGATTGCGGCCTTCGACTCGTTGAATGAACGCTTGATCGGTTGCAGAGGCGGCACGCTACCTGTCTTTGCTAGCATCCCTTTGGGGGCACGCTTGAAAAACGCATTTGGGTATGCAGGCGTTGTCTTCACCGGTGGATACTTTCCGACGATCTTGAAAGGCCCGAATCGCTTGAAACTTGAAGCAATCGATCCTTTCGTCTTTCTTTCCTTTGTGCCGAACTCAAGAAACCCTGCGTGAAAAGCACGGTCCGGTCCTTTCCTCACCGTGCCTGCTGTCTGGACTGACAGCGAGCCGACAACTGCACGGAATCCCACGAGCCCGACTGCGTTGCCGCTGTCGTCATACTTCTCAACCTTCGCGACGGTTCCTCTTAAGAGGTTCCCCGTTGGCCCCATGTGATTCCTGCGGATGTATCCTTGCAGTTTTCCCAATGCCATGCGGACAACGGGCTCCATAGCCTTTTCCATCCGCTTTGCTGTCTTTGCAGGCGAGTACTCGTTGAGCAAAGACTTTTGCAACTTGCCGAGTTGCGGAAAACTGACTTCTCCAAGAACTTCAAAACTCATTCGCCAAACTCCTGGCAAAGAGCAACATGCTCGCTACGGTTTTCGTATTCCAGCAAACTGACAATCTGGAGGATTCTTCCTCGCCAAGAGAAGCGGTGCGTGTGCCGCAAGGCGTCCAAATAGCGAAGGCGAACACGATGAGTGACGCGGGTTTCCTGTTGCCCATCAACCAACGCTTCGCGGGAACTGACACCGTTGACACTTGCCCACACTGTGGTCAGGTCAGACCATGTGAACGTTGCCTCGCCAAGCGAGTTGTTGACTTGCGTCGGCACCTGCACCGTCACCCGCTCACGCATCTCGCCGGGTCGGATCATTTGTACTGACCCCACTTCTGCGAGTCGTAGAGAGCCTTCACGCCGAACGGCACTTCGTTCGTTGCCATCGTGTCCACGGCAAGCCTCCGCTCGTAGAGGTGAGCAAGGTGCATCAGGATGCCGTGCCTGATGGCGGCGGGGATGTCGCTGCCTGTCGCGCCATAGCCGCCCCACCATCGCACCGTGATGGAGTTCTGGTCTGAAAGGTAACTCGGCCACGACTGCCCGTAGAGGTTGCGGATGACTCCCGGCGTCGCCTCGCGGTCGACCCTGTACTCGGACGTTGAGAGCGTCGTTGTGGTCTGGCTGTCGCTGATGGTGTAGGTGACTTCGGTCGCCGTCGTCGTGCCGCTCCTCGACATCGGTGGACGGGGCAACTCAATCTCATACGGGAATGCATCCAGCCGCATTGCCCACTGCGTGCTGACAAGCGTTCGGTCAAGGTACTCCTCGGCCCACTGCCTTGCTGCGGTGATGAGCGTTCCGATATAGGTGTCGTCGTCTGAGGTGTCCACGCGGAGATGTTGCTTTGCCTCACTGACGCTCACCGGTTCAACGGCAGGCTCGGTCTGTCGTACCAGTGAACGATACTGCTTCGGTCGCTCGCCGTAGATCATTGCGGCACCCTCCAAGTATTCTCCGGTCGCTTGTTCGTCGTCAGGAAGTCTGTCGAATGCTGATAGACCGGCGAGGTCAAGCCTTCACCGGGCCATGTGATCATGTACTCGCCATGCCCCAGCACGACACGAGGCGAAATGTAGAGCCGATTCCCGGCCTTGCGGAACTGTTTCCAAAACCAGATGTCGTCGTCGGTTCTTCCGTCGCCCCACTCGCCGTCGTCATTCGGTACGCCGAGGAACCAAGGCTTGGGAGTCCGCTTCAACGCTGCGGTGCTGATGAGCGTGCACCCGAAGTGTGCCGTGTCCACTTCCTGCACTGGCTCACCGAACCACTCACGCGGAACGTGCATCGGGCCTTCTTCCGGTGGCCTGTCGATTGCTCCCTTCATAGTCAGCATCGGTCGGCCATCCTCCCGCTTCGTCTGTAGCCCAGTGATCGCATCGCACTGGAACGTCATTGCCAGGGCTGCGAGATGCTCAACATCCTGCTGCGTGAAGAATGTGTCGTAGTCGATGGTCAGCAGATACTCGCACTGGTCAACGAACTGCTCGCAGACCCTTTGCAGGCATTGGCCCCAGAAGGCTCCTGTCACTTTGGTCGGGCGAATGTCTAAGGGCGATTAACGCCTGAGCCCATGTATAGAAGTTGTCCATGAACCCCAGCCGAGGCACGCTCATTACCGCCCTCGATGCGGACATCAACAGTCGTATTGCCTACCTTGACGTGCATTCTTGCTCCAACGAAAACGGGCGTCGTGGCGGGCTATCCGTGCCCATCACGACGCCCGTTGTGAGCGAGTGTACTACTGATTCGTAAATCAGCCAGAGACGGCAGCACCGGCACCCTTCTCGGATGCCGAGTCCACGCCGTCTTCGCCCTTGCCGAGACGAGCGTTGCTCGCCACGACGCTAGCAGCGTTGGGGGTCGCATAGACGTTGAGGTGTCGCTTCTGACCGCGAAGGTCAATGTCGAACCGCACAACGTTCGTGCTTGTGGTATCGCGTGGGAGTCGGCACGGTGAAAGTCCGTGCCGCCAACGAAACCACTGATGTCGCTGTAGGAAGCGGTGGTGTCACCTTCCTGAAGTTTCAGGGCGATGGCAACAGCCGAGTTCGTCCCAGCAGCAGCAACCGGCTCGAAGACAACATCAACGCTGGCATACGAAAACCCGAGGGTGTCGATGCTGTGCTGGTGAGTCGTCGCAGTCGTAGTGTCGGCGGTGCCGATCTTCGTGACGCTCTTGCTATTTTCCAGATGGTTCATCGTCTATTAGTCTCCTGCTCAGGATGCGAACTTGAGGGCACAGATCGGGCCAGCCTTGGTCGTGTCTGCCAAGGTCGTGAACCACAATCGCATTGCGAGTCGTAGCAAAGGTCAGCGTCTGGTCGAACTCAATGTACCCGCTCGCTCGCGGTGCGGATCGAGACGGCTCGCCGCTCACCGAGCGTCGCAGCCTGCGAAAGATCACCAAACAGGCAGGCAATCTCTTCGCCAGTTCCGGTCAGGTCGCTCACCATGCTGTGGACGAGCCGAACGGGGAAGCCGAGGAAGTTGAGCCCAGCCCCGCCAGCAATGTCGGCTGCGGAGTTGCCGTTGCCAGCCATCATCAGCCGCAGCATGGACGAGCCATA